GTTGCCTTTATCTGCTTGTGGTTGTTTCCCGCAGTTTCGAGTGCTTCCAGTAGTTGGTTGATTGTTACCATTTAAGTAGATTTTCAGTTTGTTTTCGTTTTTTGTCCTGACTTTATTCATGAAAAGAAACCACGTAAAAATTTATAGTCATCATCTTCGCCCAGATAAAACCCACCAAATAAGTACTGGTTTTGTGGATTGATTACATCCAAGCCACTTGCAGGGTTTTGGTATTCGGGGAAAAGTGTATCATTTTCGGCAAGGTACAAACGCAATCTTTCAGCGTAGTATTCCGCTTTATTTTGGTAACGCTGCTCAATCATGCGAAGCTGGTCAACATCCACCGCATTTGCATTTTCTGCTCCGCGACTTGCCGCTGACTTATTCATCATTTTGTAGGTCAATGGAAGCATACTATCCAAAATCACGTAGTGATACAGGCAAGGTGCAACGTATTTATTGACCAATGTCAAGTAATTACCACCAAGCCCGGCTCCGTTAATGTCATCACAAATCTTGTCATATAGGGTGCTGCCCAAAATATCACGGATATAAACATCCTGTGCGGTACGCATGGCAGTTTGAAGCAACTTGCTATCGACATTCTCATCGATAGGGGTGTTCTTCTTGACATCCTGCTCACTTACAAAATATGCGAAATTAGCCATTGTTTCTTCTCCTTACTATTCTTTGTTTCCATTCGTGTCTGCAATGCGGAATATGCAAAGGTGGTTCGCTTTCAGGCACGGTGTACCACCCACCCCTGCGAAGCCATACGCTATAACCTAAAATTGCAGACATCTGGTCGATTTCTTCACGGGTGTAAAGTTTGCCCATGTCCACCATACGAAGGCAAAACTCACGACTTTTTCCACCGGGTTGCAATGGCAACGCATCAGGGTCTAAATCGTACTTGTATCGCAGTTCAAGTTTGGGCAGTTCTGTGTCGGCAATTTCACCCCTACCGATGTCGGTAATTTTGATTGCATTGTTTGTCCAGTTAATCTTTCCGCTGTCCTGCAACTGCTTCAAAATCTTGATGACTTCTTCTTCGCCTATTTTGGTGGCGGTGGAAATGTCTTTCAATGTGGCTTTTTCATCGGAATTTACCACAGCCAGTACCCTTTTTTCTTTGGTGGTAAGTTCAAATGTTAATTTCACTTCCTCAAATTCGCTTTCATCAGCCCCAAATTTGGCAAAAACTGACAAGTCATTATCCGACCATTTGTGAAATTCGCAAGTGTGACCGTCAAACTTCTGCGCCTGAATGGTTGTGTTTTGCAATCCGAGTGCTTCACGTGCTTCCTCACGGCTTACAATGCCAAATTGATACAATGCAACGTAATCAACACCGAGAAAGTCGCTGTCTTTTGTATCTAATTCAATACCGGGGTAAACGTATTCAAGGGTATTTTCAAGGCAAGTGTCAAGTTTTACTTGTCGCTTGTTTACGTATGATTTGTGGAAAAGTTCATACGCTTCAATCATTTCATTACGCTGACCAAGTGCGCCTTCGGTTGCGTAACCGAGCAGAATTTTCGGGAAGTTGTGGCCGATAAAGATTTCATCCTGTACCGTTTCGTTCAGTTGCAGGAATTGTTTGTCCATGTCGCTCGGTTGCAGGTGTGCAATCTCCGCAGACTTTTCGTTCATCTCATTGAACTGAATAAGCACACCACCTGCATTGTCCGTGCCGGTTGTTTTCTGCTTGAACTTGCGCTCAAAGTTAAAGGCAATTTCCTCTGTCGGCTGTCCTTTGAACAACTGAACCAGTGTGCCGTTGGCAAACCCGTTGCGGATGTTGTTATTGTGGAAGTTGGCTATCTCAACATCGATTTCAATATACTGCAAACAATGCTGATAAGGTGGAAGCGGATAAACACCCAAGGCAGGTGCATATTCACGGAAGTAGAATAATTGTACCTCCATCGGCTGCGCCTTATTTGGATTGAACGGGGCATAATGCTTCATGTCCTCATGCTTTGCCTTTTTCCAATCATCGGCATACATATAGATTTCGTGGTCAAGTGTCCGAATGTTGCTGAAATCTACGTGGTAAAGTGCAGAAATTTGCCCCACTTTGTTGTAATGTACCTCATACGCAAACCCGTTAAACAATTCATAGTCCAGTGCAAGTTTATTTTTGAACTCTTGTATTCCCTCGTATGGGTTAACGTATTCAATTACCTTAACTGCGCTGGGGTTGCCATCCACCAAGGTTTCTTCACCTGCCACAAAACGGGCTTTCTGCCTTACAATAGCCCCATGTTTTGGGCTTCTGTTGTAAAATTCAAGTAACGTATCGGGAAAATCATTCTTTTCCCCAAAGGTCACGATGCCTTTATTCTTGTTTTCCTTGAATTTAGGCAACTTTGACTCCGTGAAATTTATGCGTATTAAATCGAAACTCATCCTATATGGTGCTGCTTAATGGTTGTATTGACCTCATGGTCGTTAAATGCGGTATGCGATGCGGTAACATAGGCCAATCCCCGGTCAATTTCCTGTGATGCAAGTAATGGGTTGGTATTGGTCGAGGAAGTTTGTGCGTATAAAGCCCAGTAATGCGTACCTACGGCCAATGTTTTTGCGGTGCTGCTGCCCTCTACAAATGAAAATAACTGGTATCTGTTGGGTGCTGTGCTGGTATCGGTTACAATAAATGCCTTTTGTTCCTGCGACATTTCGGACTCAAACACCAACAGATAATACACGGGAGAAACGGTCACCTTTTCTCTGCCTGTGATTATCAATTCGGGTGTTCCTGCTTTGGTTATGTACAGCATCCTATCTATATAAGTAGGTCGATTTCATGTTAAACAAAAAAGGTGGGTTTCCCCACCTTCTCTTGATTTTGATTTTTTTTATCTATAAGTTATATTGTTACCCCATCCATTATGCATTAAATGTTTTGTGCAGTCCCTTAAGTCAGTAAACTGCGCACAATCTTGACCAGTTCCTTTTCCATTTCTTATTGAATAAAAAATACCATTTTTGTTTTTTCTTACCTTAATGCATCCAGCATACCCTATTTGTATATGTGTAAATCCATTGTCAATTGCAATTTTCACCTTATTATGAAAATCTAAATTTACGGCATCGCTATAAGCCTGTTTTTCTTCTTTACTCAAAGCCATTAAATCTTGATGACTCAAAGCCATTATTTCTTCATGGCTCATTTCTGTGATTTTTTTTGTGTTCATGGTATTTTGTGTTTGTTTCATGTAGCAAAGGTAATATAAAAAACTATACTTGCAAGTGTTTTGTAAAAATATTTTTATTTTTTTTTGACCAAACAAAAAAGGCCGCCAAATGGCGACCCTTTCTGCATGAAAACACTATGAAAAAATCAAAGACCCAGCGAAGTTACAACAGCGGCCTGAACTTTCAAAGGTAAATCGGTCTCTTTGTGGAGAAAATTTAATACATGACCTTTGAAGTCACCGAACGCCTGTCCGAAGTTTGTTTCACTTTGCTGCAACTGAACACCATAGTCAGCACCCAGCAGCCAGTAGTCACCACTTGCATCAAGGGCAATGGCTAACATTCTGTTCTGTGCGAGAAGTTTAATCTCGTTACGCTGTGCGGTAGTCACTTTGTGCAAACGTGCAACCAAGTCAGCTTCGTAAAACACGGTTCCGTTTTCAGTAGAAGGAATGGTGCGCCATGTCATAGAGCCAGTTTCCTTTTCAAGCTCATATTTGAAGTAGCTTTTGCCACCACTCAAAGTGTGGGCAGAAACTTCGCCTGATGATTTGGTTAATGTAGATTTAGCATCGAATTCCACGAGCCAAATATTTTTAATGCCGGCAGCAGCCGTCTTGCAGTCAAGGGTGAACCCCGAAGTTAATTGACAACTCATTTCTTTTTTTTATTAAAAAGGGGGGTAGGGTTTTTCCCCACCCCCCGGGTTAAACTTTCTCTATTCGGTTAAAATTAGAGTGTGAAAAGAACAACTTGCTCAGGGTAAGCAACCTGACATCCGTATTTGAAAGCGGTGTGGAATTGTACTCTGCGCTCGAAAGGATTGAAGATAAATTCAAACTCTTCTTCTTCGTTCATCATGTCAGTACCCAAGAAGAAATTGCTCCACAGACCAGCAACGATTTTGTTCGTTCCGTTCATGCCATGCAGACCGTAAATCTTGATGCCAGTGATAGGGTCAACAATCTCCATCTCTGCGATTTCGTTTGCAGGGTAGTGGAACAGGTTAGCAGTTACCAACCACTGTCTGTAAAGACGGAAAGTATCTGTACCCATAGCAATCATCAGGTCAGGTTTTCCAAGCAGTTCAGCAGGGATAACGCTGTAAATGGTAGTGATGATGTCATCGATGTTGGAAGCAGTGATAGAAGCGTAAGCGTTAGCCACGTTACCTTTGATAGGGTCACCTGCACCACCGAAACCGAGGTCTCCGAGGATAGTCAGGAAGCCATCCCAGTAACCCAAGTTGCCAGCACCGCCTGTGGTATCACCCTGCCAAATTGAAGTTTCGATAGCTTCGGCAATTTTGGCAGCTTTTTCAGCTCCGATTTGCTCGGTGAATACACCCATGTCGATAGCTTCACCTGCGGCAAGAGCTTTCTGTGTGTATTTGGTTTCAAGGTCTTTGGGGCACAAAGTTTCCTGAACCTTAACTTTTCCAACGGTCAGTGTGCGCTTGGACAGGGTAGTGTTACCGCTTGTCTGATAAGAGCAGCTGTCAGATTGGAAGTAAACGTCTGAATACAGCAAAGGCAGTATTTCAGCAGATTTGATACCGGGGAGAACCTGTCCAGCACCCTGCAACAGACGTGCAGTTTTGGCGGTGAACATCGCTTTGGTCAGAAGGTTTAAGCTCTCTTCTTTGGTGTAATTGG